CAGGCCGTGGGTTTGATTTGCAACATCCAGGCCCCTATATGGGGCCGTAATATTATAGATCTTTCCCGGTCAATCCCATTAATCAACTATTTGCTATATCCTTGTCATGAGGCAGATACTATCACCCCGTTCACGACGGTCACCGTTTCCCCTGATTGAGCAACGAAACTGCCCGTGAATCGCTGGGTGTAGTCATGCGACAGTTTGGACTGCACGAGTACATCCCCAAGGTAGAGGTCTAAATCCTGACCAGTGTTTGACGAAATGGCGCCGAGCCTTACTGTGGTGAGCGTCACCTGATTGGCGTTATCAATTGGCTGCGCGCACAGCACCTCCCCATCCAGGATGAACAATAAGAACCCTGAATTATTCCCATCTGACTTTACCACATCTATAGATAATCGGTACCGGGTGTCTTTAATTAGGTTAGCAAAAATCTGCTGGGGTGTTGTCAGATCAGAATTAGGCGACTTAAAGTACTGCACTCTCGTGGAGATAGCGTCCGGCTTAACAAGCAATTGCATCGTGTATGCAGTGCCGGCTGGCCTGAGTTCGCATATCGGAATTGTCGCCGTCAAAGGCCCCGGTGTTAGCCCGGTGTCTTCAGGCAACCATAAATCGAACTCAGCTGCCGGATGATCTCCTAATGCAACAGCTTGCACAATCCTGGATATTGGCTCGACGACCGTTGACTGGCACAATACCGCACTCCCCCCCCCTCCCCACGGGGCGGCAACGACAGTGGGCGCATTACCCTCAAGGGTCCATGCACCCAGACCTCCAGAGAAGTCATCATCAATAATGGTTGCGCCAGGCTCTATTATTTGGCTGCGTATGCCATATTTTTGATCATATTTGCTATATAGAGGCTCTCTTTGATCAACCTCGGCAGTTCTTGCTTTTTCCAGAAAAATATTTCGGTTAACCGGCGGCCCTTCACCGCCAGAGGCCCACGCAGTCCATTGCGAAGCAATAGCCGCCCTAGTCTCAAAGGTAGTGGGGTGCACGCCATCTGGGAAAAAGGTAAGCTGATCGTGCTTCTTGACGTCGTATACGAACCCTATATCAAAAAACGATAAGCCCCATTTCCCAGCTATATTTTTTATCCTCTCTCCGATTGACCAGATCGCAAAGTCAATGTCGACATCATTTGTGTGCTGTGAGGGGGCTCCGGCAAGAATAATTTTAACGGAACCGGTACCTTTAACAATTGATTGATTCTTAATATAAGCTATTAAGAAATTCCAGGCTCCGTATATTGTATTTTTATCTACTACAAAAATATTGCCAGATTCAAACACTCCATTATAGGCGTCGCTGTTAATATTCAAAGTAATAGAGCCAGCGGTAGACGCCTGAACTCTCGCGGCGGCATAATGTAAACTAGCAATACCCTCCACTTCGATATACACACTAGATCCTATTGGAATTTGAGAGCCACTATGACTAATTATAGTGGTGCCTCCTTTTGTAATATCGGAAATCGGAACGGGACTGGGGCTTAATTCTCCCTCACCTCTCAATCTATCATTATGAGCATGATCCAAGACAGCCACGTCAAATGCACCTTGAGAAAATCTTTGTGCTATTCTAAAATCCGCTGTCATTTGAGACGCTTTAGTTACAGGATCAAAGCTATCGTCGTATGCGGATGTTGGGCCATGAAGCGCCAGACCAGCAAGCCGGTCATCCTCAGTCATCGAGAGGGCGGTTACGGTGTTTATCGCGAAAGGATCGCCATTAACGTCGTAAAAGGCGTGAGATCCGGACCATGCTAGATTGCGCACAGAGCATCCCAACGTTTCTGCGAAAAGCTCGGGATAGCTATCTGTGCCAACTCCTTGATGCGGAATAGAAGTTCCGAGCCACAATATCCTTTTGCCCTCCCAGGCAAGCTCAGGGGTTTTGGTTCTCGGGCGTTCTATTTCATAATCTTTCGTTGAAGTCTTTGTTTGTATTAGGGTTTCAGCTTCTATGGAATTAGGGCCAAAATAAGTTCCATTGAAATATTTTTTTGTGAGTGATCCCTTCTCTGTATTTGTATTAATTCCAGCATTATAGTTAAGACCAAGTAAGTCTATAGCTGTAAAGGATGTGGATTCCGCTGCTAGAAACGCATCCCTATCAGATGTTATGCCATCTCCTACAGCACCGAATTGCCTAATTGTGGCCTCGCCAGATGGGAATAGCCCTCTAGCCTGCAACCCACTGCCAGAAAGGTCAATAAAAGATCCTCCATCATCTGTGCCAGTGCCTGCGGCTACAATTTCATAATCATTATCGCCCCCGTCTCCCGCTGCAAAACGTCCGTGGATTCGAACAAATTGTCCAACCTGTACAGTTGTATCCATTTTCAATAGCGCTAAATTATCGTATTGTTTGCCATCAAAAATGCTGATATTTGGGACGATATAAGTAAACTCTCCTGAGCCATCAAAGCCTACGAGTCTTCCTGCCCGCTCAGAAACATCAGGAATGATGAGGTCTTCGTCCGATAAAACGGGATCACTTGGGGACGCTCTGTAGGCTCTGGCGATTGAAGAACCACCACTCGATCCCCCGTTGACTTGCTGGATGGCGAGCCACAAACGGTCAAAATCGCGGTTCACATTTTGGGCCAGGAAATCTCCATTCTGCTGGTAGTCGATCAGACGTTCAAACGCCATGTCTCGATAGATCGTGATAACATCACCAGCAGTCGCGCCAGATGTAAATGTAACACTCCCACCATCTTCCGCCGCCACCCCTGACACAGTGTAATCAGTGTCGAGCGTAAGTTCTGTCCCGTTCTGCTCCACCACCAAATCCCCCTCATCGAATATTGGGAAGGGGTAGATGAATACAGTTTGTCCGCCAGATGCCACATACTGGACGCGAGGTGGAAGGTCTTTTACTTCTGCAATGTCGCTCATAGATCACTCGCTATATCTTCTTCAATTTGGTTTAAAAGGTTTCGTACATAAAATAGGTTTTGCCCGGGTAATAGCTTCCTAACTCTGTGCACATCCGATGCCTGAAAATCTCCAGATGTCGCAGCGCCAATGGCGACCGCAGCTTCCGATATTGTACCAAAGCTGGGTCCGGCCAGGGCTCCTACAAGGTTCCTACTGGCGTATCGGCTCATTGGTTCATCGCCAGTGAGAGCGCTTACACCCACTGTTCCCCTTGTCAGTTTCTCAGTAACATTATTGATATCCCAGAAATACCCCATTGTACCGCTTCGGTCTAAAGCCTCCACAACTAATTTTGTTGGATCGTCGGAGATTGGTCTATCAGAAACCGTCTGCTTGGCGAAGTAAGTGGCGGAACCAAGCGCGGTCATCAGCAAAAAACCGTTCAGTGCTTGCGCATCATGCAGCTGGAGATTGCTGATTAATATTCTATGATGCGCTGAGGATACAAACGATTTGAATTGAAAAATCGTTTTTCCTATCTCACGATTTGTCCAAAGGGGCCTCTCCCCCTTCCCTGGGGTAATAATTGCTGTATCGGTGTCTTTCGTTATGGCTGATCTTAAAGTCTCAAACGCTCCCCGGTCGTCCCACATCTCACCATTTGAAAGCCATAAATCTCCATCATCACCGTACTTCCTGAATTGCGCGGCGATGCGCTTGGCCATATCATTACCAATACCAGCGGCAGCTAGCCGGGTTCTGTCTGCTTTCTTTATCGTGCCATCTGCCGATTTGACGGTCGCATTCAGGATTCTATCCTGAGTAATCACGGAGGCCAATTGCTTAAATGCAGCATTCCACGGGGCCATTAGTGTGGCTTTGCTGAAAGTGCTGGTTGCACCATGCAGTGCCTGGTCTACCACCTTTGGCCTTCCGTAAACTTCCGCATGATCGAACATTGAAGCTGCGCGAGAATTCAACACCATATCAAGCCCAATACCAAGACGTTTCATGTCATCTTTTGCCGCGGCGAACTTCTTCCAGTTGGTGGCCATGGTCTTTAGTGCTCGACCTGTGCTTCTCATCCCGCCGCGCATGACAATACTTCCAACGTCAGGAATTGAGGATACAGTCATTCCTCCCAACATAGTCAGAAAGTTCACAGAGCGAAGGCGTCTAAGCTGCTTGTATGCCCACGTTTCTTCTCTTGTCGGAACCTTGTACATACCACGCAACAAATCTCTTTGAGCTTCAATATCAATGATATCCTGTTCAAGTCTTTTCTGTAATTTCTGGAGTTTTTTGGGGTCATTCTCCGCCTTTACCATAGTGGAGTATTCATTTCTGATCGCCTGTATCTCTTCCTTCATGTCAGGTCCAGAAAATATCCTGGATATCTCAACATCCGGGGCCATGGTTGCCTTGTAACTTGCAGCCACAAAATCAATATCAGATTCGAGGAAGTTTTCTATCAGCTCATCTGGTATGTTGAATGTTCTTTCTTTCAGCGGACCACGGGCAGACGGCACGGGAATTGTTCCATATTCGCTCCGGTTTCCAGCCATCCCTAATATTTTATCGGTGATCTCATCGACTACCTGTGATATATCGGCATCCCTCAGTTGCGAATCAAGCGCCAATCTTAGTTGTGCCATTTCATCAGCCGTGATATCCGCGGCCTGGGCTTTGGCGGTGAGTGCCGGAACATCAATTTTACTGGTATCCGCTGACCGGGCGCGTCCCACTTCGCCTTTCATCCAAGATTCAACACGCCTGTTCCACTCCGGTCGCAGGGCGATAATTTTGTCCTTGTTGTAAACCCTCATCAGATAGCTGGTTGCGGTTGTTACATCAACATCAGGGGGTAACAGTCTGGCTTCAATCGCCGCATCTTTGAGAGGGTCGAACAGTTCCTTTCGCATAGACTTGGCCACGGCTTCCACCTCTGGGATAGAGTGCGTGTCCCCGCGTCTCATGGCCTTCCCTACCTCGATTCTGAATTCCTGAGGGGAAAGGTAATCACCTTTGGCTATCGTCGCCAGTTTGGCTTTAACGCGTCCTCCACGGTATTTGACATAGTTATCATCCAGGGCCTGGAGTGCGCGGGCGTGATTCCCATCCCATGCCTTCATCCGAGTTTCTGCCGCGCCACCTTCCGGAACCGCACTTTCCCCCCGAGTGTTCGCCTTCTGGATCAAGGTGGATTCCATCAGCCCTGAAGCGATCTTCCTTGTCTCTATCGACCGACTGGTTAGCGTTCTAAGCTGGGGAGAAACGCCAGATATGATGGCCCCAACTTTCCCGGCAGCCTCGCCGGCCTTGAAGATTCTGTCTCCAACCAAGGATAAATCCGCGTCGGATAGGTCCGCAGCCGCAGCCGCGCCAACCGATCCGCCCGTGTCACTGATCTGTATTCCCTGGGGGAGTTCGTCGGTCTCTACATAGTTCAGCATATCGTCAAGCTTGGCCTCGGTGGCCCTGCGCTGACTCTTCACGATTCCATTAGCAGCACCACCAAGCAACCCACCGAATACTGTTGCCCCGCCAATAGCGAACGCTGCGTCTGTACCGGTGCGGGTTTCCTGGGTGCGTTGCTTAATCAGCTCCACGGGGATTTCAGACACCCCAGCGATTGCCCCTGTAGCGGCGGCGGCGCGGGTAAAAGTAGTTCCAGCTCGGAGTACGCCGGCTTCAGGAACAACCATAGTGGCCCACAGGACTGGGTCTGTTGCCCCGGCAGATATCGTTGCCAGGAACCCTAGCCCACCTCCAGCCGCGAGATTTTGCTGATCCTGCTTCTCGCGGTCAATCTGGGCTTTGATGGCTGCTGTATGCTCTGGGGATTTGGCTTCCATAAATCTGTCAGGAAAGTCTTCATACCCCCCTATGTCGTCGTAGGGATCATATCCCTCTACGCGCTCATAGATTGTCTGATCAGATGACAGGTAACTACCCACGGTGTTCTCAAGCCGGAAAGCGGACCCGAATATCTCGCCGGCAGTAGGCAGGACTTCTTCCCGGTCCACAACCTCGCTTTGGGGTAGAACAATGTCACCGGGGCGCTCTGTGCCTTCGACCTTGATGGGCATTATGTCAACCTGTCCAGTATGTTCTGCACGTCTTCAATAGAGGCCCCTTCGCTGATTGCCCGCTCTACCTGATCCCTTACCTCTGGGGCCAGTTCGTCAAGGCGCCGCTCTTCCACTGGTGTACCTCTTTGCTCTATCTCTTGCATCTCCTCGGCTGAAATTCCGCCATCCAAGCCAAAGCCTTCTCGGGCCTGCTTGTATTCAACCGCGTCTATCTTGCCTAGCGCTCTCAAGTTGTCCAGTTGCCGGGTTAACTCTGCGCGGCCTTCTTCTGTTCCCATGTGCTCTGTAAGCGCATCACCACGCAGACGGGTACTATTTGCCATCCTGGCCCTAACCTTCCTCAGAATGACGTTTGCGCGCAGTTCCAGCTTCCTCTCCCGGCGCTCCCTGGCTGTCTCTATCCCAGCTTCTCGTTCCGCTGGGATTCCCTGAAGCTCCTTGTATTGCTCAGTGAGCTTGAAGTCCGGGCTCCAGGTGATCCGCTCGCCGAGCTCATTCACAGCCGGCTCCATCACCCCATCTTCATTGGGCACCATCACGGGGTATTCCGGACGCTCTTGTCTGGCCACCTGGCGGTCGAAAGCAATCTGCGCACCCTCGTATCCAGCCGCTTCCATCTCTTCCTCGAACTGGTCTGATATCCAATCGTTATCAAACCCCGGAACCCCATACACATTTTCGGGCGAGCGCTTCATAAACCGACGATCACCGCCCGTATCTGTCACGCCCCAATTGCCCCTAACTGTTTGAAATGCAAGCTGTTCTGCCTGGGGAATATTTCCACCGGTGGTCGTGATAAAGCTGTCGAAAGCGATTCTGTAATCTGCTTCCATCGCCGGGGGGATCTGCGGGACGATGTTGAACAGGCCGCCTAAGATTCCCTCATCATACCCGCCCTCACGTGGGGAGCGTGTGGAAAACTCCCTGAGCGTCTTGGGAAGCCTCTCTACGGCGTCCTTGGTCTGCGCCTTGATAACCTCTCTCTCTGCTCCTGTGGTGCCGTAGACGTTCTTCCTGGCGGCTTCCACGGCTTGCTCAGGGTCAACGCCGGCCCGCATGGCATCCGTTACCTGGAGGGCCATGGTGCGGGATTCTGAATTCACATCGGCTATGGATGCGGGGGTTTCCTCCTGAATCTTGAGGATCATATTGGACATAGCCAAAACTTGCTCAGGATTGCCGCTGCGCATTGAAGCGCTCACGGTCCTGTTCAAGCCTTCAGGCACAACACCGGAATTCTTCACGATATCCAATACGGCAGATTCGGCCTCTGATGCCGGCATATTGGCCAAATCTGAGGCTATGGATTCGAAATAGTTGTCAACGTCCTTCTTATCCTGGCCAAAGGGAGCCGGGGGGACATTGGGATCAGTGGCGAATAGTCGTCCACGCTCTACACTGGCGGCCTGCGCTATCTCTGCGCTGGTGGCTTTGTCGATCTTGCGCTGTCGAGCAATCTTCCGGTTTATTTCGGTCTGGGTCTCGCGGACAAAATCCTCGAATTCATCTTGGTTGAGATTCTTGGGGCGCTTCAGCTCATCCAGGGCGACTAATGATGCTTCTGGATCTTGAGGATCGAATTCACGTAGTATCTGGCCGCGTATCGCATTCTGCGTCACCGCCTTACCGAGTGCTTCACGCTGCGCCCTGGCGGTTCTCTGGTCGATCAGGCCGAACTCTACTGCTCCATTCTGCAATGCCTCCAGCTGTGTGGAGAGTTCGACAACACGGTCGGCCTGCCCGTCTGCCGCAGCATTCAGGACTTCATCAGTCATGGCGCCTATTTCATCCTGAACAGCCGCTAGATTCTCCTGCTCCTGGCGCCTGAAGAACTCATCTTCCAGCCGAGTGCCAACCGAAGAAATCGCGTCATCAATATCCTGTCCGATGGGGAATGCCATATCCTCCGGCATGTTCTCGACAATACCCTGCTTGAACCCGTCTGCCGCGTTCCTGAATGCCTCAGGATCGGCGCCATACTCACGCTCAAGTCGCGTTAGAGTCTCCCGCGTATCCCGGCGAACCCGCGCCCGGTGGCCGAGAATCGCAGCCTGATTGTAGGCTTGCCCTCGCACAGTAAACGGGGATCGCTCCTCGACTACGCCAGCCTCAACATCTTGGATAGCCTCTTTCCTCCCCTTGGCCTGAGAGGCCACAGCAAGCTCCTGAGTCGCCATATTTCGTATCGACCCGAAAACATTCGCTAGGCTTTGAAGGCGCGCAGGCTCGCCCGTATCCGCGCCCGGGGGAGTGAACTGAGAGAAGAAGTCAATTTGATTGGGCTGGCGAGCCATTATGCCCCCGCTTTATAGGCTGATGCGGCTGTATCCAGTAAGGTCACAGCTGCCTGTTGTCTGCCAAGAGAAACCGCTGTCCGCCCCTGCTGCTGAAGCATTCTCTCACGCAACCGCTGGGACAGACCGGCGCCACCTTCCGTCAGGCTGGCTTGCCTCGCTGCTGATAGTCCTAGAGATGCTGGGGTTCCTTCTCCCGAAATTCCGCTAGCCGCCTGCCCGACGATGTTTTGCGCCAGGGCTCGGTTTGTCCTCCGCCTCCGCTCTAGCTCACGATCCCGGGAGGCAAACTTCTCCTGTTCTGCCTGCTGCTCAAGCTCGATCTTCTGGGCTTCTGCGGCTTTCATTTGCGTATCAGCTTGCAACGCACCGGCCGCAACAGTAACTACAATTGCTGCGATAACTGCCATCTAAACCTCCTGGGATACCTTGAGGGAATCCAGAATTCTGTTGTAGTTAACTTGCACGTTGAAATTCATCATTCTCCTAATTCGTCCTAAATCAGCCGGAGTTTTTAGGAGGAACTCCCATATTGCAGCAATAGACCCGATATCCAAATCTTTGTGTTCCACGTGGAACCCAGGGCACTCCCGCATTCTCTTGGCCTGCTCCTCCAGGGCGCGCTCCAGCGCATCAAAATCAGCCCATACTGGGAACTCAAATCGTGCCTTGATGCTGTCCATCACCTCCCAAACAGGTCGATGGATGTAAACGCTCGGCACCCTTGTGGCCTCATCCAGCAGTACAGTCCCCGAATACCCATCACCTCCATTTGGCCGGTCGTGGTCACACACGATACTCCCATAGGTAAACAGGTTGGCAAACCATGCCGTCCTGCACCTGGGGAGGCCGATCAGGTAAAACATCATGGAGACTCCACGTCATATTCAATGGCCAGCACAGTCCCCGGCAAAGGATCAGGCATCGTGAACAGGGGAGATTCTTCCCGGCCCCAGCCCTTTTGCCCCGACACGTCCGGGATTATACCGCTGTATGATAGAGGTGGAGTATCCAGCGGAGAGTTCGCGGCTAGGGCAAATTTGCGCACCGGCACAGGAATTCCGTCGATCGACAAGCCCACAGTGTCTTTGACGCGGATATTCATCCTAATAATCTTCTTCTTGCGCATCGAATTCGCCCCTGTCCCACCGTCAGATGAGAAAGGCATAGGCTGGAATCTAGGCGTGTAATCAAGACCGACTTGGATAATCTGCCCCTCGCTTGTCAGGGTGATTTCACCGGCCTCCACCACCTTGTCTTCTTCGACCGATCCGTCATTCACCACCCTCACTGTCGCCCCCTCCAGGTGGCCAAGGCCGGTCACCGTGGTACCCGGGCTTCCAAGATCAATGATCAGCCCGTTATCCACCTGATGGTCAAAGCTCCACTCCTCAATAAAGTAGGATTCCACTCCCCCAACAGTCCTCAGGTTGACCATGTAGAACAGGTCCCCGACATCAGTCACAGAGGTGATTTGCCCTGAAGTGGTCCACTGGGTAAACCCGTTGATATCCTGTGACCGCAAGGTATTTAGGACAGCCATTGACCCGTCTGTATTGACGACCATCACCCAATTTGCATCGTCGGAAGAAGTGCCGGGAAGTGCCGCCATATCTACTGGCTGATTGATCAACTCCTGAGAGAGGACAGATAGGTCGTCAGCAACATAGGCGTCCTCGTTGAAGCTGAACAGGAACTGCCGGAGAGTCTTACCATTGCGGTCAATGAAAAGAGTCGCACCGTCGATATCAACCGGCTGGACTCGATTTGTGCCGTGATTTGTCTGCGGAACTGGCACGATACTCGCCGGGGTTATCGGTCGCACCTGCACAGTGAACTCAGAGCCGGAAGTAAAGATTTGGAGATTTCGACCGGGGAATACATCGGTAATGTCGTTCAGTGTCCGGGTGGCCAGTGTGATGAATATCGCATCATCATCGAAAGCCTCGCCGAGCGTGAAATCAGGGGCCAACCCGGCCCGAGAACCGAACAGGGATTGTTTCTTGGACCTGGTGCCACCAAACCACAATCTACCCTCGAAGAAGGTCACAGATTGCGGCCAGCCCCTGGTGGCGCTCCACACATCCTCCTCACGGGGAGAGCCGGCCTGGTCAAGGGTGAAGTTCAGCTCGTCCGTCGCCTCTCCAGTGGTCGGAAAGCCTGAGAATAATTCATAATCCCGCGCCGTGCCGCCCGATAGCGTAATCTCGTATTCAAGGGATCCAGTTCTGGCAACCGCCACCTCATCCCCCACATTGGGCATTTCTGACAGGTTCTTGCGGATGTTGAAGGCAGTAGAGGACTGCTCATCCGCCGTACTGTCTCCAGCAAATGTGATGTTCTTACTGAGCACCCCTTCCACGTCGATCTGGAACTGTTGGGCCTTGGCGAACCCTGAGAAGGTCAGTGTCTGGATACAGGATACGGGAGTCGGGCTGTCAGAGTCGTTGTAGTCAAACTGCGGGACATTGGTAAACGGGAATAGATCGGTGATCCACTCATCATCGGCGCTGTTCAGATTCGCCAGCCGACGAGGAGCGTGATCCGGGTGAACAATGATCATCACGGTTTCAGTCGGCGAAACCCGCAGGTCCATCACGTCCCCGGAATCGTAGGGCATCGCAACGTCAAAAACTCTCACTCCATCCCGGTAGATCCTGACATTGCCCTCGGTAAAGGCGCAGAGATATTGCCGGTCTCGCTCTATCGGGAAATCATGCAGTTTAACTTCGGACAGCCCTGTCTGGGTGCGGATGTTGAATTCACCCAAGGTTACTGTCGCAGACGGTCCGCCAGAACCAATTTTAACCAGCCGGAAATAGCGCGCCGTGTCGCCCAGCACCCGAATATCCTGGGGTGTTGTGGTTATGGTCGACAAAACCTGCCGGGTGGTCCACGCTACATCATCGTCGGACGACTGAACCTCTATTCTGCTCTCGGTCCCGGTAGACAGGCTGATCTGTAGCACATCGACATAGGGGACAATTTCTGTTGATAATAAATCGTAATGCGCAATTACAAAGGGGTCGGCACTGTCCAGATCGTTTGTGGTGGTCGCTGTCGTCCCCGCGTCCCCATCGTTGATATCAGCCGCTGTACCGCCTTCCGGCATGGTAGGAACAGTGGTGTTGCGCTCAGTGATTCCTGGGGCCTTGTCGATGAACTTAGTACCAGGGCGCCTACGTACCCCGCCCTGTGGGATCAGGATCACATTCTCGGCTATTTCTAGGGCTTGATAGTATTGGTTAAGATCAGTACGTCCCTTCAGCAGAGGCGATAGAAACCCGGCAGTGAAGGAATTCTGGGTAGGCTTCGTCCTTGGCACGGATCAATCCCCCTGGGGTTCGTTGACCCAAGTTCCAGTTGCGGAATCAAATGTGATTATATCTCCATCGTTTGGGTTCGTTATAACTACGTCATGCAAATCATTAACAGATAAACCCGGAATGGGGCGTGCGAAAATCACCCCGCTATCCACATGCTTGCGGACAACAAAGCCCATGCGGATCGCACGGTCTGGCGGATCTGGCCTTATGTTAGTCACGGCTCCGGCTACGGATTCCGACAGCCACAACGGATCGCCTTCGTTCCACGCGGATGTATCTATGTCACGGACTAATCCCAGCAGTGTCACAAACCCAGAGGCGTTATCTTCTATGGATATCTGCGTCACAATGCCTATAGTAGAATCTCCGCTTACCGCATTCGCTTGCGGGCGGTCAATAGCAGGGCGCTCACCAGATGCGCCCGAGATGAAAACGATTTCTCCATTTAAAAGAGGCGTACCGCTTACGTTGCGACCTATCATCAGCACCTCCTGACCAACCTGCACTACAGTGTCATTTTCGGTGCCAATGTTTAATGTTTGATCGTCTTCATTCCAGCTTATTTGGCCTTCGCCAATAAACCCCGTTCCCGATGTGTCAAACTGGATTGAGGAGGTGACACTGATAGAAACGGAGACGGAATCCTTGTCCGACGATTTCACATCCAGAACAGCCAAACCATTAGCTGTGGAAGCTAGGATAATATCCCCTGCATGCATTTCCGGCCATGCGACCGAGAAATAGTCCGTTGTCTGTATATCCGCGACTCCATCTGTTGTCGCGTAGCGCCAAACAGTCCCGCCGTTGATAAAGGACCCGCGAGATAAATTGTCTAGATTGAACGCCATTAGAATCTCACATCAATGAACGGGTGGTTTTGTGGTTGCTTCTGAGGGTGTTGCTGGGAGTCCATGTATCTCGCCATTCGGGATTGAATGACATATTCGTTTTGCATTTCCTGCTTTCTTGTCGCCGCATCCCGAACCGGAATGGCCAGGTCTTTAGCCAGGGCAAACTCCATCAGCTTTTCAAAATATGGGGGCCACTGGGATTCTGAAACATTAGCAATGTAGTCCACCGAGGTGATACGGGCATTTGTGAAAATCTGCTTGCCGTAAACCTGATAGTCGTAAGCGTTGGGGTAGGTTTTGATCAACACCAACATGTCAGACGGCAGTTGATAGATGCGCTGGTATTCTTTGTCGGCGGGAGCATCTACCAGCTCGGACAGAACCTGCTTTCTCCGCGCAAATCCCCAGTAGTGTTTGGACAACTCGGCTTTTGCTATCCCGTCGTACAAGTTACGGGAATAGACAGCCGCGTCGCGCTCCTCGTCAAGATCATTCAGCGGGAGGTCGCCCAGCAGGATCAGGGCGTTTGAGATCATGTCAATTTTAGTCGCCACTTGACCTCCGGAAGATTGCCCCTCCGAAGAGGGGCGTTAGATCAGATATCGCCGATTGCTGTGCCGGATGCCAGCTCGATGTTAGTGCCGTCATTGTCATTGACAAATGAAATCGTAACCACAGCGGCGTCGGTCTCCACAATAATCACAATGTCGAGCAATTTTAGCTCTGTGATTCGGTCGATAAAGTAGTCCTGCGCCACTACTGTAGCTGCGGCGTCTTCTGACGCATACACCCATAGAGCGCGGGAGTCAGAGTTAGCGCCTCCAATACGCTGGAGGCCATCGGGATCAAAAGCCATGAATCACCTCCTTACGGTGAATTGTCGTAATCGACTTGAATAATGCCGCGAGGGTCACGCACA